CGCAGTGGAACTGGTGCCCAGTTCACTGCGAACGTCACATCAGGTGTCTACGCTACGCCCACAGTGACCACCGGTGGTGAAGGCTATAAAGTAGGTGATAGGATCCTTATTGACGGCGACAGTCTCGGCGGCGATCCCAGTAATACACTGACATTAGAAGTGGACTCCATAACCGATGCCACTAACTATGTTGGTGAAGTAGCCACAGTCACCATTGTGAGCGGTGTAGGTGCGACTGGCGTTACCAATTCATATACCACTGTTCAAGATTTTTATGACAACGCACAGTGTGAAGTGCGTTCGATGACCTACAATCCAGTCACTGGCAACATTGAGGTTATCATCACAACTCCCACAGCATTGGGTGACCCTACCGCTCGGAGTCTTGACAACAACTGGTCAGAAACTGTGATCGTGACCATTGACTCAGGATCAGGCACAGTGGTCAGCACACGCACACTACAAGATGAGGGTGATGTCTATGCCTATGATGCGGCAGTCAGCGCAACTGGTAAGATTGCTGTGGTTGGTGAAAAGTTCAACGAATATGAGGAATACGGCGCCATTACTCCGTTAGTGGGCAGTGGTGTAGATAAACTATGGGTTGCTAAATCAGACATTGATGCTGAACACTTCCCAGGTGAGGTTATTCCAGGCGGCAGCAGTATCACTGACTGGTGGATCACTGGCACTGGTATCACTGATCAGATTCGAGTTCAAAATATAAACCTATACACAGGATTGGCAACCACTACCAACAGCGTGGCCGGCAGCGGTGCTACTATCACAGTGGAATTTGACCCCACAACTGGGGCGTATGAAAGTCACAGCTTTGAGTTTGGGGGATCTGATTATGAAGTAGGCGACACCATCACCATCAGTGGACTGCTGTTGGCTGGGGGAACATCACCCGCCAACAACATAGTTTTCACAGTTGTCACAGTGAATTCCGGCATTCTGGTATCTATCACGTGGACCAGCGGTGCTCATCCCTCAACACATCTACTGATAAACACCAACGCCACAGTGAACTATGCCGCAGGTGGAGCCACATTTGAGATCAAGCAGAACTTGGGTGGAGAAGCATTTGTTTGGACTCCGGACTTTACCAAGGCCATCGGCGGCGCCAGCAGTGACCGTTTCACTGGTGTGGCGTGGAACACCGCTGGCACAAGTCTATATGCTGTGGGTCAAGGACACTATGAAGTAGACTATAATCAAGCCTTGGTGGTGAAATTCTCCAGCGCAGGTGTAATCACTGCCAGCAAGTTTGTCAACGATGATATGGGTGACACCAATGCCTACCGTGGAGCAGTGGCACTAATGGCCAATGATTCAATAGTTGTGGTTCACGAACAGTATAACGTAGGGAGAGATGAGACTACTGAAGTCCTGGTCACCAAGTTGGATTCTAGTCTAAATATTGTATGGCAACAATTTATTGGTGTTGAAGACGACGGTGATTGGCAAAGTCCAGACAGTAACATCAGTGTAGCAGTTGATCCAGCTACAGATGAGATTGTGATTGCGTGGGAAGCCGAAGACTACTACGAGTTTTTTGACGATCAATACATCAACATTGTAAAGTTAGACACCGATGGTGAAGTTGTATGGAAGCGCATGTTTGGTGTTTATGAAAGCGACACTCAGATGGGCTATGAGGATTATGGCAACAAAGCATTAAGCATACACGGTGATCAGTTTACTCTTGTGGGCTACACTGATGCTCCAGATGATGACTATGACAATGGGTTCATAGTTACCTTGCCATTGGACGGCACAGGGCTGGGAGAACACGGCATTTGGAAGTATGTGGAACCCAACGATGACCGAATCAAAGTTTGGCGACTGAGTGGTAGAACCGCAACAGTATTCACTGCCACTGAGCACACTGGTGGTATCACTGCTGTAGGCAACGTCAAATATTACTACACTGACTATCCAAGCGAAGAATTCACATTCTATCCTGAGACCATACTGAGTAATGCGGGTGGGGCTGTTGAGTTCGCTGATGGCAGTCGTCAGACATTCAGCACTGCCATTGTGCCACAGGTAAAAATCAGTGCTGGCGGTTATACGCTACGACCAGAAGACTCAGGCAGACATATACTCATTGAAACCAGCAACTATGATGTGATTATTCCCAACTGGCAACGGGTCTCACTACCAGTGGGCTACGCAGTGACCGTGGTCAACATCAGCGGCAATGATGCTTATGTGGCAAATGAATCAAGCGATAACCTTCAAGGCGAAATGTGGTTATCAGGTGGTGATACAAAAACTGCTTATATTAGATTCCCAGACAACGGATCGGGACAGATGATTACACTAATCAAGATCAAAGAAGGCACACGTTCAGATGATGCTGAAGACCACGGCGACATTTGGATGGTTGCTGGTGCTGACATTATCAACAACGATTAAGGACCAACAATGAGCATTGTTCAAACATTAGCGGGAGCCGTTGCGTCCAGTGGCAGTTATACTCCTCCTCCTCCTCCTCCTCCTCCTCCTCCGCCAACACCCACGTATGAACTGACGGCCGCCGCCAACAACGTTGATGAAGGTGCGAGCCTAACATTCACCGCTAATACTACGCTGGTTCCCAACGGCACTACACTTTATTGGGCCTGCACAAATACTTGGGGTGGTGGTAGTTTAAGATTTGTTCCTGGCAACATGGGTGAATTTATTATTAATTCCAACACTGGATCATTTAGTATCACAATATCAGCAGACAACACAACTGCCGGAGGAGAACAAAGATATAGTGTATTTTTGTATAGCACTGGGTATCCAGACGGACAAGGTAGTGGCGGCCTTACCCCGGCCAAGGTTGAGAACATCCTTGTCAATGACACAAGCCTAACACCAGTAGCACCATTCAGTTTAGACTTCCCAGCAGGTAATCCATATGTGTTGGTATCTAACACACAAACTGATTGGGCGTTGGGCACCGTATATACCATTGAGTATTGGAGCAAGGCCAACAATGCCAGTGCTAATCTCAGACCCATACTAACTGTGATGTCACAGGGGGCAGACAACGGCCAGATAGATATGGGATATATGTATGGACAGTTACTGTGGAATAACACCCAGGCCCAGACCCCAGAGCCACCGTTTGCCGGATGGACACACGTGGCATTTGTAGCAGATGGTGGCGGCAACATTACCTTATACTATAACGGAGTAAATCAAACAACATTCAATGCTGGAGCAGCATTGGTCAACGGCGGATCGGATCTATATATTGGCCGTAGAGCCGGAATAAACGGACAGGGCTTCTTTGGTAAACTGGCCATGATCCGAGTCAGCACCACAGCCAAGTATTTGGCCGACTTTAACCCTATAGCAACTTATGGTGTTGAAGCAGACACCCGACTGATGTTAGGCAGTGATAATCCCCTAACTGATCTATCTTATTATGAATTGAATGGTCTAACTACTTCCGGCAATAATGGTGGCACTATCTATTTTTCCAAGGCAACATATCCTGATCTAAATAATCAAATACGGACAGGCGACACAGTAGTAAAGGTTAGCGATTCAACAACTTCAACTGTCACTGGAGCGGTGTTCACACCAAACGGTGATCCTGATAATTGGGGGGTGCCTGTTTCACCTGGATGGGGTGGTGTATCTACAGTAAACTTCAGTGGTCCTGGAAGACATCCTATTAGCAATGGCGGAGCAGTGATCAGTGGTGACTTCCCAACAACTTATATCATAACACCAGATGGTAACAATGTTGACGAAGGCACACTTTTTGGTATTGAGTTCAGCGGCACTAATATCCCCAACGGAACTTATTATTGGACTGTGACTAACAGTGGAGATTTTGTCACAGCAAGTGGCTCAATTGTTGTTAACAGTAATATTGGGTCTTTTGAAATAACACCCACTGCTGATGCCACTACAGAAGGAGCAGAAACATTCACTGTTAGTTGGCGTTCAGGCAGCATCACTGGCACAATATTAGCAACCAGTAGTGCTGTCACTATCAATGACACAAGTCTAGCACCAGTGCCACCATTCAGTTTACAGTTTGTAAACAGTGAGAACGATTACTTGGAGGTGGCACAGCCAAGTTACACAGTGCTGGGCAGTGCTACTAATCATGCGTGGAGCGGCACTATATCAAGTGGCAAGATTTTCAAAGGCAGTTATCCAGAACCACAAGTAGGCTGGACATTGATTGGTCAACAGAGTTTTCAAGGCAGTCCTGCGTTGTATCAAGTGACCATTGCCACTGTGACAGACGGTGGTGCTACCTGGGATCTAACCTGGGCCCCGCAAGTGGCAGACAATCTATACATGGACGAAAACTACAGTCTCTATGATCCCGCATTGGCTGTGTTTAATCTGGGCTCAACTTGGACCATGGAGTTCTGGCTCAAGGCCAATGCCTCATCAGACACAGCAGGCGGCGGCATATGGGGATTGTTAAATCAAGTGGGATGGGGCATGACCAATGCCATAGTAGTAGCATTGAGCGATAATAAACTGGTATTCTTGTCAGTGGCTGCTAACGCCAATGCCGATGTGAGATATGTTGAACCTACTCCGGGTCAGTGGACACACGTGGCCATAGTCAATGACGCAGGCACACAGAAAGTGTGGTATAATGGTGTAGAGCAGACCAAAGTTTCGGGCACATTTGGCACAGCCAGTTATACCAACGGTACAGCCCCATTGCGTATAGGGCGTCTTGGCCCAGCAAACGGCGGCACCCTCAACGGCAAGATGGCCATGGTCCGAATCAGTGGTTCAGCAATGTATGCCGCGGCATTTGTACCTACAATCACATACGGTGTTGAAGAAAGTGGTACTATTTTGTTCTTAGGTTCAGACACTCCAACAGTTGACAGCATGTCACTCACAGTGACCAATGTAGGTGTGACTCAAAGCACGGACTTCCCTGTGGCGCCAGCCAGTATAACAATAACCAATGTGTCAGTAGACTACAACACCAGGGTAGCAACTGTTGATTTTACTTCCACTGTTTCACAGTCTGACTTTGCCAGTGTTGTGTTTGAATGGTCTGGGGGCGCAGCCTTTGACGGTCCTTTCAACTTAACAGTTAATCCTGGTTCTAACACCTACACATCACCTGCGCTCTCTTTAGCAGGCTCCGGAAATGATTTGACTACAGAAATAACTATTGGCACTGGCAGTCAGGCCTGCACCAGTAATATCTACACAGGTTCATGGAGTGTAATCTGTCTTGTGGAAGGCACTATGATCACCATGGCTGACGGATCACACAAAGCCGTTGAAGACGTCGGATACAATGATTTAATACGTGTATGGAACTTTGACTTAGGTGAGTTTAGTGAAGCACTGCCAGTGTTTGTTAAACGAGAAGAAACACACGGGGAACACAATCGATTCACATTCAGTGACGGAACTGTGTTACGCACAGTGGGACACCATGTGTTTAACAAACAAGCAGGTGCGTTTACCATGTTGGTAAGAGACACTACACCAGTGGGCACTATTACATTTAACGAACAGGGCGAAGAAGTCACACTGATTTCAAAAGAAACTATTCAAGAACCTGTGCGTTTCTACAATGTGTGGACTCAGTATCACTTGAATCTGTTTGCTGACGGTATATTGACCAGCAATAGATTCAACAACATCTATCCTATTCGTGATATGAAGTTTGTTAAGGATTCCAGAGTGTTGAGACCTTTAGAAGAATTTGCCAACATTGATCCCAAATACATCGCGGGATTGCGTCTACAAGAACAACCCGCACAATACTCTGCTGAATACATTAGAGATTATGTAGAGAACAAGTTAGAAAGGTTGGACATCGATTTGGTAAGCGCACAATGACGGAAATCTTATTCACACTCATAGCCACACACCTTACTATCATATGCGTTACCTTGTATCTACATCGCTGTCAAAGTCATAGAGGTGTTGAGTTTCATCCTGTACTAAGTCACGCCATGCGTTTCTGGTTATGGATGACCACGGGAATGAACACTAAACAGTGGGTAGCAGTACATCGTAAACACCATCAGACCACTGACCAACCAGGGGATCCGCATAGCCCGCATGTGTTTGGTATTAAAACTGTGATGACTACAGGTTGGTACCTGTACAATAAAGCCAGTAAAGATGCCAACTTTGTCATGCAGTATGGCAAAGGTACTCCCAAAGACTGGATTGAACGAAAACTATACACCCCGTATCCCCAATTCGGTATTCTTCTAATGTTGGCCATAGACTTACTACTGTTTGGGTTTTGGGGCTTACTAGTGTGGGGAGTTCAGATGATCTGGATTCCCTTTTATGCCGCTGGCTTGATCAATGGTCTGGGCCATTGGTGGGGTTATCGCAATGGCGAAACTAAAGATTATAGTAGGAACATTGGTCCAATTGGTATAGTTGTAGGCGGCGAGGAACTGCATAACAATCATCATTTGGACCCTGCTAACCCTAAATTTAGTCGTAAGTGGTTCGAATTTGACATTGGTTGGGTCTATATTAAATTATTTGAAACATTAGGACTGGCGAAAGTTAAATCAAAATAAACTTGTTTTCTTTATTGTTTTAGTATATACTACTAGATATGCTGAACTCTATACAAGACACAGTTACTCAACTTCTTCCAGCAAAACGCAAAACAAGTGCATCGGGCTGGACAAGTTTCAACGCTGTGTGCTGTACTCATTATGGCGAATCCAGAGACAATCGTTATCGAGGCGGCGTAACAACCAACGGGAACGGTGGAATCAGCTATCATTGTTTTAACTGTGGGTTTAAAACTGGATACACACCTGGTCACGCACTTGGATTTAAATTTAGAAATTTATTAAAGTGGCTGGGTGCAGATGAAAATACTATTCGTCGGTTGGTTATTGATGCAGTCAGAATACGTGAGTTGGTTATACCCGACTTTGCAAAAGAACCAGAATTAATTGAAAAAATAACAATCAAAGCAAGACCGTTGCCAGATCATGCACAGTTGTTATCAGACCAAGACTTGGATATTAACCAGTACTTGAATGATAGGCACATTGATATTGATCGTTATAAGTTTTATTCTACATCAGAAACAATGCATCAGTTAAATAAGAGAGTTATTATTCCTTTTACATGGGAAGGCGCCATCATTGGATATACTGCCAGGGCTGTGCATGATATTAAACCCAAGTATCACAATAGTTACGAGCCAGGATATGTGTTCAATGTTGATTGTCAGCTTGCGAATGCAAAATTTGTAATTGTTGCAGAAGGTCCGTTTGATGCCATGGCAATTGATGGAGTTTCTGTGTTAGGTAATAGTTGTAGTCAACGTCAAGCTGACATCATTGACACACTGGACAGAGAAGTTATTGTTGTACCGGACGCTGATCGTGCAGGCGCACAACTAATCGATCAAGCTGTAGAATACGGGTGGACTGTGAGTTTTCCAATTTGGTTAGAAACTTGCAAAGATATAAATCAAGCTGTGGTCAAGTATGGTAAATTATTTGTACTCAAGTGCATTCTTGAAACTCGAGAAACAAGTCGCTTAAAAATTGAACTAAGAAAAAGAAAGCTATACCACTGATGGCAACAGAATATTCACCAGACTTGCAAAAATTATTTTTAGAAATTATGTTGACTGACGCACAGAGTTTTGTGCGTGTGCAAAATATCTATAATCCAGCAAATTTTGACCGTAGCCTGCGTGAGGCTGCAAAGTTTTTCTCTGAGCATTCAGAAAAGTACAAAACATTGCCGTCACGTGAACAAGTCAAAGCTGTGTCAGGTGTGGATCTCAAAATAGTACCTGACATCACTGATGGTCATCTAGAATGGTTTATGGCCGAGTTTGAAAGTTTTACACGGCGCCAAGAACTTGAGAGAGCAATTCTGACAGCAGCAGATCTATTAGAAAAGGGCGACTTTGATCCAGTTGAGAAACTGATCAAAGACGCAGTGCAGATCAGTTTGACCAAAGACATGGGTACAGATTACTTTTCTGATCCATCGGGGCGCATAAACAAATATTTTAACAGTGGCGGACAAGTATCCACCGGCTGGCCACAGATGGATCGTATCTTGTATGGCGGATTTAGTCGTGGCGAACTCAACATTTTTGCAGGCGGTTCTGGGTCGGGTAAGTCATTGGTAATGATGAATATTGCATTGAGTTGGTTACAAGCAGGACTAAGTGGAGTATACATCACCTTGGAACTTTCTGAGGAGTTAACTTCTCTTAGAACTGATGCAATGTTGACCAGTACTGGGACAAAAGAAATACGCAAAGACATTGATAATACTGCTCTCAAAGTTAAAATGGTACAGAAAAAGTCAGGCAACTATCAAGTCAAATGGTTGCCAGCACAGAGTACAATCAATGATATACGCAGCTTCTTAAAGGAATATCAAATACAAACTGGCAAAAAAGTGGATTTTGTTATGGTTGATTACTTAGACTTGCTGATGCCAGTGTCAGTTAAAGTCAACCCCAATGATCAGTTTATCAAAGACAAGTATGTGGCAGAAGAATTGCGTAATTTAGCCAAAGAACTTGGGGTTTTGTTAGTTACAGCCAGTCAATTGAATCGTAGTGCAGTCGAAGAAGTTGAATTTGATCATAGCCACATTGCTGGTGGTATCAGTAAGATCAATACAGCAGACAATGTTTTTGGTATCTTTACTAGCCGGCAGATGCGTGAACGAGGCAAATATCAAATTCAATGTATGAAATCTCGTAGTTCCACTGGTGTTGGTCAAAAAATTGACTTGGATTATGATATTGAGAACATGCGTATTACTGATTCTGGCGCAAGTTCAACTGACGACACTGGATACCGTACTACAGCCAGTTCCATGTTGGAACAGATCAAGACCAGTACTGTTGTATCGTCAACGCCGCCTAACAATATTACCAGTGAATCAAACAAACTCAAACAGATGCTGGGTGCTTTGCGTAGTTCTAATATTTAATATAAATAACTTATTACGGGGGAATCTCTTGCAAAAACGCACTAGAAGTTTGTTAGCTGAGTTAGATAGTATACCTACCAACAGAGATAAAGAAAACTTTGTTGAGTCTCGGGCTGCAAATCTTATTCAAAGCGCAATTAATTTGATGACCTATATCAAAGAAAATTACGAACCCCAAGTTGCAGGTGAACTAGAGCGTAGACTACTCAACAGTATACGAAGTGGAGATTCATCAAAATTTGTCCGAGGGATAAGGAAAATCAAAGATGAAAACTAAAGATATTATAGTGGAAGGTCCTATTGATTTTATCAGTAAAAAAATCAATAATTTGGACTTTGTTAAAAAAGCCAAAGGCGCTTATACAGGGGCTCAGCAAGGCTACCAACAGACAAAAGATCAACAGGCAGAACGTGATCGTAATAAACAGGCCACTGACAGAGTGTATAAAGCCTGGCAACAAGAATTAGTTAAGTTTCCTAATATTTCTCCAGATCAATTGTCAAAGCTGTTGGTAACATGGTCTGACAATAGGTTTCATGACAGACCAGGTACCAACGTGACACCACCACCACAGATTGAACCCACTGACGAAAAAGTAATATACAACTATCTTCTCAGCAGAATACAGGAATACTTTTTGGATATTACTACACAAACGCCGAGCACCAGTGCAGCCAGTGCCGGTGTTGCTGCTGGAGCGTCAACAGCAGGTGCTTCTGGAGCCAGTGCACCTGCTGCAAGCTATTCAGAGCCAGTTGGGTTGCCAGGTGCACCGAGTCGTTACATCAAAGGGCCCGAAGGCTGGGTCGATGCGAAAAATAAATCAATACACGCTCCTGCCAATTTAATTAAAATGTTAGATCAAGTGTTATCTCAAACTACACCCAGGACCAATCAAACTGCAAAGCCTGCCCCTACAGCAACTACTCCAGCTACAGCTACAGGTCCAGTTGATTTTACCCGGGGGGAAGATGGTAAATTGAGCATGGTACAAGAAAGTGGTCGAATGATACGTGTACTTAGTG